GCAGACAGTAACATTTGAGTTCCAGGTCATCGGCGTTCCGGCTGAGTCCTTTAGCTAATCGGAGAATCGGGATATGAAACTACCAATCACAATTACATATACCTCGGGATCTATTGAAACCTACACGGCGCAGCCGCCGGAGTGGGCTAAGTGGGAAAGGGAAACCGGCAACAAGATCACGCACGCCGAAGGAAATATCGGCATTTGGGATCTTATGTTTCTGGCGTATCACGCTTACAAGCGTCAAGCCGCAGGACTACCGGTGAAACCTTTTGACGTCTGGAGCCTCACGGTTGAGGACGTTGCGGCAGGTGAGTCCGACCCAAAAGTCACCCAACCGGAAGCCTGAGCCGGCTCATCGTCGAATTGGCGATAGCGACCAGAATTCCGATGAGTGAGTGGACGGATGCGTCAGACATCCTGACCGCTCTCGAAGTATTGAAGGAGCGAAATGGCAGCCGTTAGCGAGGATCGTGTTTTTCAATACGACAAACGCGAATTGGCTAAAATTGCGCGTGCTTTTAAAGCGATGGACGAAGAAGCGCAAAAAGCGGCACGCCGAGAAGTCAATGCTCTTGCTCAGTATGCGATGGATCGTATTAGGGCTAAGGCGAGCTCTTTGGACGATCGAGTTGCTGAGAGAGTTGCGGCTGGTGGCAGGGTGTCCGCAACCTCGAAAATTGGTGAACTTCGCTTCGGGTTCGCTGCCCAAAGGTTTTCGGGTGGTGCTGATACCGCGTTCAACTTCGGAACCAGGGGTGGAAATGGTTTGGGAGCTGGAGTCGAATTCGGTGCTTATAACAATCGAATTCGCCGACGATCTTCGGGTAATTACATCGGTTATCGACAGTTTCCACCTCGCACAGCTCGGGTCGGTGTTCGCGGTAACGAAGGACGATTCATTTACCCTGCACTACGTGAATCCCAGAAATACATTATCGCAACATGGGAGGACGCGTTTTTTCGCATTTTGAAGGAGTTTGGTAAGTAATGGCGACACCTAGCAGAACACTCAAACTCTCAATCCTTGCTGACGTCGACAACCTCAACAAGAACCTAAAATCAGCCGATAAAGACGTTTCGTCATTTGGCGATAAGCTCAAAGAATTTGGCAAGAAGGCAGCCGTGGCTTTTGCCGCAGCCGCAGCAGCCGCAGGAGCCTACGCGGTCAAGCTTGCCGTCGATGGAGTCAAAGCCGCAATCGAGGATGAAAAGGCGCAAGAGTCACTACGCCGAACCATCGTCAACGTCACCGGCGCAACCGAAGCCCAGGTCGCAGCCACCGAGGACTTCATCGAGAAAAGCGCACTCGCTACCGGTGTCGCCGATGATCAGCTTCGACCAAGCCTGGATCGACTCGTTAGGGCGACCGGCAATCTCGAACAAGCTCAAAAACTTCAAGCCCTAGCCCTGGACGTCAGCGCAGGCTCGGGTAAGTCCTTACAGGCGGTCACAGAAGCCCTTTCAAAGGCTCAGGAAGGCAATCTAAGCGGTCTAACGCGACTTGGCGTCGGATTATCTCGTGCCGAAGTTGCGACCCTTTCATTCGACCAAATAACCCAGAAATTAGGGCAGACCTTCGAGGGGCAGGCAGCCGCAGCCGCTAATACGTTTCAGGGTCGTCTTGATCGTCTCAAAGTAGGTTTTGACGAAGCAAAGGAGTCGGTCGGGTTCGCCTTGCTGCCAATTCTCGAAAGACTTATCAATTTCGTCAACGCCAATGTCGTGCCGGTCATCAACCGATTCACCGAGTCATTCGGTGCGCCTGGCGGTCTTGCCGATAACATCCAAAAAACGGTCGACATCGTGCTTCAAGTCCTGCGACCAGCTTTTGAGGGCGCGCTAAGCCTATTCAACCGGGTTCGCAACGCCATCAGCGACAACCGAGAATCGTTCGTGGCTTTTGCTGATTTGATTCGCACTTACATCGCTCCAGCTTTGGGAACGGTTTTGGGGGGTGCTTTGAAGGCTTTAGGTGTCGTGGCTCAGGGAGTCATCAAGGTCATCGCGACCGTGGCGAAGGTCATCACCGCAACCGTCGAAGCTGCCATCATCGGCATCAACGCGCTGATCAAGGCTTACAACGCGGTTCCGCTACTTCCTAACATTCCGACGATCGCAGCACCGTCAGGCGGTGGGGTATCACCATCCGCGCCATCCATTCGCGCCATCGAGCGCGGTGTTCCAACCGCGAGCGCACCGGCAGCTTCGGCAGTCGCACCGGTAACGAACAACATCACCGTCAACGGAGCAATCGATTCAGAGTCAACCGCTCGCCAGATCGCCCGAGTTCTTACCGAGTCCGCATCGCGTGGCACCGGTGGCGGCGGTGGCTTCTTAGGCGGTGTGCTCGTAACGTGACCGCCTGGACTCCCGACTACCGCATCAAGGCTAACGGCGACACAATCACCGGCATCACGCTGGTCGGTTTTTCAATCACGTCTGGTCGAACCGACGTCAACGCTCAGGCTCAGGCTGGCTATGCGGCGATTCGCGTCCTCAATCTCACCAATCAGGTCTATTCCTGGGGCATCAATACCTCAATCAATATCGAAGTCAAAGATACGTCTAACGCTTACGTTCCGATCTTCGGCGGTCGAATATCAGACATAGCGGTAGGAGTCGAGCGCACCGGATCAGCTGCAACCGTCACCGTGTTAGACATTTATGCTCTCGGGGCTTTGGCAAAGCTCCAGAATGCGGTCTGGGAAGGATCGCTGAGCAAAGCATTCGACGGCATTCAGATTCGAACCATTCTCGAAAGCCTTCTGACGAATTCGTGGAATGAAGTCGCAACCTCTGAAACCTGGAACTCCTACGACCCGACCGTTACCTGGGAGGACGCCGAAAACGTAGGCATAGGCGACATTGACGAAGGTGAATACGAAATGATCAGCCGAGCGGCTGCGCCGGTCAATATGTATTCTTACGTCGCCGATATTGCTAATTCTGGCATCGGTTATCTCTATGAGGACGCGAACGGCTTGATTTCCTACGGAGACGCAGATCACCGCCAGGATTACCTAGTCGCCAATGGTTACGTCAACCTCGACGCCAATCATGCGCTCGCCGAAGGTATCCGCTCCACGACGCGCCAGGGCGACATCGTGAACGACTTGGTCATCAACTATAAAAACAATTTCGGCACGTCCTACACCTACACCGACCAAACTTCAATCGACGCTTATGGACTTTATGCTAGGACAATCAATTCGCTGATCGATGACGATCCAGACGCGCAGGCGGTGGCTGAACGGTTCGTGACCTTCCGCTCTACGCCTAAGTCTAAGTTCGACTCAATTACTTATGCCCTGCAAAACCCAGAGCTAAGCGACGCAAACCGAGACAGCCTTCTGAACGTGTTTATGGGAATGCCGGTGGCAATCGCTAACCTGCCAGCCAATATCAACGGCGGTTCATTCGTGGGTTATGTCGAAGGCTGGACGTTCCGATCCACACTTTCAGGACTTTCCCTGAGCCTTACCCTCAGCCCGACCGAATTCTGGACGGTGGCGCAGGATTGGGATCAGGTAACGGCTACCCTCGAATGGGCAGACGTAGATGCTACACTTACATGGCAGAACGCGACAGGAGTCATTAGCTAATGGCAAACACAACTAATTTCGGTTGGGAAACACCGGATAACACCGACCTAGTGAAAGACGGAGCTTTAGCAATCCGAACGCTCGGCTCGGCTATCGACACGTCGTTGGTCGATCTGAAAGGCGGCACAACCGGTCAGGTGTTGGCAAAAGCATCAAACACGGACATGGATTTCACATGGTCTAATGCGGATCCTCTGACCATTTTGGATGCAAAAGGCGATCTTATTAGCGCAACCGCAGCAGACACGCCGGCTCGCTTAGCAGTAGGAACTAACGGTCAAGTTTTGACGGCTGATTCGACGACCTCGACAGGTTTGAAATGGGCAACCGCAGGGGGCGGCGTTTATAGCAACGTACTCGCCACCGGCACACTTTCGGGCGCGTCTTTGGATCTTACAAGCATTAGCGGATCTTATAAGGATTTGATTTTAGAAGTTTACAATCCTTACGTTGCATCCGCTGGCATCATGCTTTTACGTTTCAATAATGAATCAGGTGCAGCAACTCACGGACACGTTTTTATGAAAACTAATGATGGCACGCTTACATCTGGTAGCGGCACGAGTGTTAGTACCGGAGTCTATGCGGCTGGAAGTAACAACAACACTTCTTTTGCGCGATTTATTATTCCCGATTACGCCGCGACCACACACCGTAAGACTGTTTTTTGGAATGGAACGGATACGGTTGATAACCGCAGTTATTGGGGAACCGGCTGGCTGAATAACTCATCGATTGCCATTACTCGATTGACGTTATTCGTGAATGGTCAAAATTGGTCTGGTGGAACTTACAACCTTTACGGAGTGAACTAATGAAACTCGTCAAACTTGTTCATAATGTCGAAACCGGTGAAGTTGCCGAAGTAGAATTGACCAAAGAAGAATTAGAACAACGAAAAGCCGACATCGCGGCTGAAGAAGCGCAGAAAGAAGCTTCCGCAGCCCGAGCAATAGCCCGAGAAGCCTTGCTTGCACGTCTTGGCATCACAGAAGATGAAGCAAAACTCATCCTCGGCTAAGCCCTGGCTATGCCATGCAGGAAGGCAAATGCGTGAACAAATCGACGATAGTTTTCCTGAGCGCGACCGTCGTAGTGACGGTTGGGTGGCTGATGCTCGCCATGATTCGAAGTCTGATCACGCTCCTCGAAGAAACGGAATCGTTAGAGCTATAGACATCGATGCGAACTTAGACGACACAAATACGTCGCTCTACCTCGCAGACCAAATCCGGCGTCATGCTCGCAAGGATAAGCGCATCAAATACGTCATACATGCCGGTAAAATTGCCTCGGGAATCGGGTTATGGAAATGGCGACCGTATAAGGGCGTAAACCCTCATCACTCTCATATCCATGTCTCATTCAGCGCGAAGGGTGATCGAGACGGATCATTCTTCGATATTCCCTTGATTGGATAACCGTGACCGACTACATGAAGCATCCCATCGTTCTAGCCGCAGGTGCGTTCCTCGCAGCTTGGGCAGCGACCAACTTCGAGCTCGACTACCGAGCCGTCCTTTGGGCGGTCGTTTCCGGTGTCTTTGGATACGCGAAGCCTTATAAAAAGTGAGCTCCCAGGAATGGGTCGCGTTGATCGCTGGCGTGATGGCGATTCTGACCGGTTTTATAGCGGCATTACGATGGACGGTTCGACAATTCGTCCTCGAAATTGGCAGTCAACTATTCCAACGGATGGATCGCATCGAAGCTGAAATCGGCGTGTTGACCGAACGTCAGTCAGACATATATGCGACCATTATGACCGAAAGGGGTTTGCATGGCTCAAAGAAAGACAAAGGCGCAAAAGCTCGCAAGCCTGCGCGCAAAAGAACGAGCCGCTAAGCGAACAAAACCAATCACCGCTCTCGATCTTTGGGCTATCAGCCTTTACGAAATCGCTGAGTCCATGAAGCGAGCTGGCTTCGATGATGCAACCGTTCAGGGCTGGTTATGCGACCAGCAATTACCCGAATGGGTAATCGGTGCGCCGAAGCCGATCGACGACGATGACGACGAGGAAGAAGATGACTATTGAAGCGAACCGTCGTAATAAGTGACCTCCAGGTTCCCTACCATGACGAAAAAGCAGTCCGAAACGTCGCAGCCTTCATCAAGCGATGGAAACCCGACCGAGT